TTCTGAGTGGAGAACTTGGTGAGTTCAATGAATGCGCCTTCAGAGACAGAGGCTGCCTTGATTGCTTCACGATCGATAGAACCTACAGCATACATTTTCTTCGCTTCAATCACAGCGTCTTGGATGTTTGCGTAGTTAGCGATAGGCAAAGAACCGGAACCCACGCCGCCAGCGAAAGAGGTAGGGACTGCAATGTCCATTCTCTTACCGACAAAATTATATTCCTTTTTACAACGGCCTAACAACACGTTTGCGGAGTTGTAGGTATTGTCAGCTAATTTCCCATATTTTATCTTGAATAAATTTGAGGCAGTACTTAACGAGAATTGTGCCATCTTTTAATTCCTTTAGATGTCGTCAAAAAACAATGGATCACTTCCCGCACGTTTCGGTCCATTGTCACTGACGGATTTTTTTAATGTTTTAGTTATTTTTTTACTCAACTTTTTGGCAGCGGAATTGCCATAGAGTTGATTGATCACCTCAGCGATTTCCTCATTAGATGCTTGGGTTTGGATCGCTAAGTTCGTCAGCTTTTCGACTGCTTCAAAATCGCCTTGCAGCTCAGGATTTATTTCTGTCAGTTTCGATGAGATCGTTTCAACTAACTTCATATTATCCCAATACTTCCCCACCATGTCTGGGGAGATATCTTGAGTTGGAACGCCATTTTTAACTAGCGCGTCGTAAGCTTCAACAAAATCAGCCTTAGTCATCTGTTTTTGGTCGAGAATGGTTGAGACGTGAGTCTCAAGATCCTTAAGCTTAGCAGCTTCTGCCTTAGCAGTTTTTTCCGCCTCTGCTTTAGATCTATAAACTTGATTCTCTTCCTCAAGACGCTTCAGCTTGAGTTCTTCTGGACTCAATGATGCCTCTTCATTTATGACTTGTCGAATTTTTTCGACAGCGTCGTCAAAGAGTTTTTGACCATCGACTCCAAGACTTTCACCGAGTAACTCGGTAAAACCTTTTAAATCTTTTTTATTAGCTAACAAGTCATGAGCTTGCTTGATCGAATCATTCAACCTTGTTCGGGATGATTCAAATTGATCAACTTCTGTTTTATGTTTTTTAAAGAGATCATCCAGGTGGCGCTGTTGAGAATAGCGATTAATCACTTCCTGGACTGGTATTTCTAGAGTCTTTCCATCCACTTTAACAGATACTAAGGCATCGGAGTTTATTTCAATATCCTGGCCATTGTTTTTAAATTTCAACGGCTTTACATTGTTTTTAGAGTTTGCAACGGTATCCTTTGCCTTAGTATCCTTTTCCTTAGTTTCTTTTTTTACTTCTTTTTCATCGGTTTTTTCTTTGCTGCTTTTTTCTTCGGTGCCATGTGCTTCTCCTTTCTCGGTTAGTACTTCATCTAAGTCATCGCCTTCATCTTTACGCCTTTGAGCAGTTTTTAAATCAGGTTCCTTGTTCTTTGTGAGGTTATTTTTCCAATTACTGACTGCGGATAACTCATCCCAAGAGACGGGACTTGATCCACCGATCACTTCAATTGGTTCCTGAACGTTTGCAGTTTCTACCATTGGTGTAGTCTGCGTCTGTACTTCACTCATTGACTATTCCTTTTCTAGATTCCTGAAGTTGGGGCAACTGGACCCTCAACTCCTAATTGTTGTTCGACTGTCGGCATTGGAGGATTTTGAGGTAATTGAGGCTCTCCTCCGACTAATGGATTTACGGGAAGCTCTGGCATAGCTTGAATAGGTGCTCCTACAGGTTGACCAGGCATTCCTTGAGCTTCAGGTTGACTCATGATCGCCATCTCTTGCGTATAGAAAAGAGGGAACAAAGCTAACTTAGACAGCTCCTCTGCAAACTTAGGATTCTTTTTTGCTCCATCCATCATCAGCATTTCATGAGCCATGATGTGATTAATCATGCGTTCTTGAACTGCTTCCGGTGTTTGATATTTGAAAGAGTACTCCTGAACCATCCGAGTGTGTTCTCTCCAGTGAAGGATATGATTTTCAAACTCTTTAGGCGCAAGTTGTTCTTCTGATAAAGCATCTTGAGTATCTTTTAACAATTCTTCATTTTCAGCTTGAGCCGTTTTTACTGCGACCGTAGCCGAATCAATGAACTTGTCAGACTGACCTAGATCTAAAAGGTCAATCACCTGTTCAGAGGTAAACTGATCAGGAAATCTTTCATTCAAATCTAATAAGGTCTGAGTCCTTGCCGCAAGTGAGCGTGGTAAAGCTGATGAGTTCTGAATTCTGATGTCGTAGTCTTTTTCTAAATAAGCTACGTCAAAGAACTTAGTCATCCAAGCGTTGTTCTTTCCAATCACCCTGATCATTCGCTCGTCTGACTCATCGTAGTAATCACCACAAACTGCCAACGTCATTTGAGCAATACCTAGAATCATGTCGTTATATTTGAGTACTAACTCGTTATAACGCTCAGACTCCTGCTCACTTAAGAACTGAAGGGCAACACCCGCTTTAATGCCTGGAGGTGGTTCACCCCTTGAGACCCCAAAGACTCCAGAGATTTGTTGAAACTCTTCTTTAATCTTCTCTCTAAAACTAAACACATCACCGGGAACAGTTGGAGATGTTGCAAGTACTGGTGGTTGAGGTCCTTTGTATTGGACAATGGTAATATCATTGCCCAATCGATCTAAGGCTACAGAGCCAGCGGGTACCATCCACTTAGGATGAGACGCTAGAACTATGTTCCTTAGAAGCATGTTGGTGATATTATTATAAGTTCCGGTTAACTGCTTGATGTTCTCAAAAAAGCTTACTCCGTAAAGTTCACCCGGATAATCCACATCTGTGAATCGAACAAAAGGAAGTTGATCATGACTAAAAGGGGATTCCTCATTCTCAAGAATCACATCTTTTAAAAAAACTATTTTTCTACCCTTGTCCATCATCGGACTACGACGATGCCAGAATGTGTAAATGATCTGCTCACCCCGAGCAGGTCTCAACTCCATTTTCTCATAATCGTAAACTTGAGCTTCTTCTAAGTCTTTGATTTTTGAAGCTTTTTCCGGATATCGCTGCCTAAGTTCCTGAGTATTGACCAGCTCTCTCGTGAAGCAATAATCAACGTCAGCTAGGTTTCGTTTTTTCTGCATTAAAACTTCTGAGGCTAGCCAAACCTTATAGTCAATATCTCCAGTTCTCACAGGCCTATCGATATAGACTATATTGCCTTGAGGATCTTTTTGAGGCTCGCCATCCTGACCTAAAACAGGGACTTTCCCACCATGTTCTTTTGAGGCTTTGACCCAAGCAGGATTTAGATCACCCTTGTCCTCATTCCAGAGGATGAAGAGATAACTTTCACCCATGACTAAAGCATTCGTGACGAGTTGAATTTGAATCTTCCCTTCAAAATCTGACTCATACCAGACGTGATCCAGAAGCTGCTTCGTCACTTTAGCTGCTACCTTATCACTCAGCTCGTCATTGGTCGGCAGGATGGCTACGTTAGGCTTGAACTTAATAAGTCTTGAAGCTCGATTCTTGGTCAGATCGTAAAGATGGTTACAAACGATCTTACGTACCACTTGAGCACGGTCTGTGCCACGATCTCTGGCGTCTAGGCGCGTCTCTAACTCTTGATACTGGATACCCTTATAAAGCGCAAGATTGCGTCTCATAACCCGAATACGTGGCTCATTCTCTTGCTCTAAAAAGCCTAACTCACTGCTGAGCCATCTGAGAACGTCTTGATCATTTCTCGGATCATCCAAATTCAAAGAATAAAGAGGGTATTTAGGTTGAGAGAAGCTTTTATCTAAGGTGTCTAATGCGCCATCAAAGAAATAACTCATACGGCCTCGAATATATCTTTATTAAAATTTTCTTCCAGCTCTTTCGAAACTTTCTCAAACTCAGAGTTAGCTGGGACATACTGAATGGAGTGTGTGCTTTTTTGCATGGCTTTGACTTCAATCCAACAAAAGAGAGACATGACGAAGCTTAGAATAGTCATCATGAGAAAGAACATAATAATCACCATAGAAAGCACCTCTAAGTCCATTCATACTCCTCATTCTTGTATAGGTCAGGAAAATCCTGCTCTAAAGTATAGCCTCGTTTAGCTACTACTGAATCTACCTTGGGCTCAACTTCATTTTTAATGGAATACTGAAAAGCGTCAAAAATATATCTCAAGCAATCAATTAAATGGTCATCTTTCTTTGGAATCTTTCCTGAAGAGTCTTTTCGGTAGTGTTCTAATTCCCAAAAAAGCTTCTGACACCTATCTGATAGCTTAAGCTTCCCATAGAGCATGGCGTCTTTAATGAGAGATAATCCTGTCATCTTGTCATTTTTCATCTTTTGGGTTGGCTCAAGATGCTCAGAAAAAAGGTCTAGAACCTCGTTGGCAAACCAAGTGGCTGCCTCGTCATAACCTTGCCGCCATTCCCCATCATCCCAAAGCTCATTCTTTTTATCCCGAGTCCTAGGCCAGAGTTTGCCTACAGTCATTTGACCTTGGTCCGTCTCGTAAACCTCATCTAGGCAATAGATTGTCTTTGAATAGGGGTTGATTGCGCAAAAGAGAACGGCAAAGCAAGAAGCTGCAGCGGGATCTAACCAAACACACCATGTTAATTTCTTTCGATCCCGCCACAGTTCACCCATCAGCGTGTTGTGGCTATGGATGAATCTTTCACTCAACATCGGGAAGATGGCAGATGAGCCCCCCCGAACAAAGTTTGCCTCGTACTCTCTTTCCCATTTATCCCCTTCCCCTCGGTCGTAGAGTTCCTTCTTTTTTGACTCCAACCACTCTGTAGA